TTGCGGTGGATGGCTCCGTCACCCTCTCGGTGACATCTGCGTCCGCAGAGGTAGACATATAACCCGTATTGTTCCGATCTGGAACGGTTGGCACCTCCGAATATGTGGTGCTTCTCCAGAGGATCACCCCAACCGTTCCGACCGCATAGAAAGCATTTACGTTGCATTCTTGACCTTCTTTGAGATTGCCTGATCCAGCTGCACCAGTTCACCGTTGCCGAGGTCGTAGAGGGTTCTGGTGCCGTCTGTTGCGAACAGTTTGTTAATGAAAACGTTCACCCTTTGCAGATCCCCTCCAGCCATGTCGAGGATGTGCGTCCTCAGCGTGTCTCCCATCGGATCCTGTTTCGCATCCAGTTCCTCCGAGGAGATCTTGTCTGGATCTTCTCCGGTCGGGATCATGAATGTCCTGAGCAGTGCATATTTGAACGCATAGGTCATTGCCTTGCCGGATCCCTTGTCCTGTGTGTCGGATCCCTGCCCAGATGAGGCGATCATGATCTGTTCCTTGGGATCATCCATATTGACCATCATGTATGTCGTGTTGACGGTCGTGATCTGCCCGTCCTTGGAGATCTCCTGCGTCTGCGGATACATCACAAGACCGTGCTTGATCATGGATGTCCGCACTGCGGTGGTGACTTTCTCCTCGCTGATCGCCTTGTATTTCGTGGTACCAAATGAGACCTGGTCATCCTTTGCAAGGTACTGGATGTCCTTCATGACCGCGTTGATCTTCTGATAGAGGTTCATTCCAGTCCCTCCTTTTTTTCGGTAAAATAGGCAATGATCGTCTCCCTGATCCGTTCCATCAGTTCGTCAGCAACCACAGATGCAGGGATCGTGTTCTTTTCTTCTCTCACGGGTTCAGCCATGATGTAATGCGCGACCGGGATGCCGTACATCTGTTCAATCTGGTTCGCAACCGCGATCCGCACCCTGTTCTCCCTGCGGAGGTTCTTGAGGAACGTGGGAGAATATCCCATCTCAACCGAGATTTTGTTCAGATGCTTCTGGGTGACAGCAACGATCATGTCCGTGTATGCAGCACCGTTGATCGTGTAAAACCTTGACTGTGCCATCAATGTTCACCTCCGATCAAAATCTCGCGGATCTCCCTGAGATGCCAGATGATCTCGTTCCAACCCGGATGTTCCACCGTGATGGATGCAACCATGCCGATTGCCCTGATCATTTGTTCTGTGGTAAACTTAGGTGAAAGTTCTTTTGCTTTCGCTGGGATCCTGTCGTTAGTCCCCACTCCGGCAGGATTCTCTTTTTCTTCAAATGTCATCTCGTCTCAACTCCTTTTTCTTTCAGATTTACTTTCCCCATCAGGGTTTTTGCGTTCTCGTAATTCTTTGTCAGTCGTGCCAGTTCCTCGGACATCTGCGCGATCCTCTGGTTCTGTTCCTTTGCCAGTTCGTACCATGCATTGCGCTCATTCTCGAACCTGTCGATCCTCTCGGACTCGCGGATCCGCGCCTCGTTCCTTCTTTCCTCGCGTTTGTTCTTCAGCCAGACAACTGCGACCTGTGATGTGAACACTCCACCGATCACCACCGTTGTGAACAGGACGAACAGTCCGGCAACAAAGATCCGTTCTGCAATGTTCATGTGATCACCTCAGCTGGATGTTGTTGTTCGTGACAAGTTCGGCTCCGAGAACAATCGTGCCGTTCTTGATCGCTGCCTTGATCGCGGACTTGTCGATCTCGGGTTCCTTGTACCTGAGATAGTTGTCAGCGAACGGATCCTTGACGAGTTCGTCATAATCCACACGCACGGACTCCGACTTCCTCCAGCTGACAGAGCACTTGGATGACGAGAATCGGTTCCCCTCTCCCACGACTCCACCGAGGAACTCCGTCAGGTGCTCGGCCTTGTTCTCCAGAGATCTCCTGCGGTCAGCGAGTGCCTTTTCCTCGTTGCGGATCTTAACCGCATCTGCCTCCAGATCCTTGATCCAGCACGCGATATTTTCGATCTTCCTGTCGCGTTCGATCTGGAGTGACTCCAATGCCTCCTCATCGAGACATTCGCCCGTTTCCGGGTCAAACAGTTCCATGATTGCTTGGTCGATTTCGTAAAGTTTCATAGTTTCCTCCTAAATAGTTCTGGGTCAGTTAGTTTCATCAGATCGGATGCCTTTTCCACGAATCCCATAGGCATCGTTTTGGGTCGTTCGTTGTAGTTCGTCCATGTCCGTGAGGAGATCCCACACTTCCGGGTAAACTCCTCAACAGTCCAGCCTCGTTTCCTCCTTTCTGTGTCCAGATTGAACACGATGTCACTGCTTTTCATTCCTCGAACCCAACCGCGCAGAGAACAGGATCCAGATTGTCAGTGGTCAGTCCGTCCTCTTTGACATACATGGTGTCAACAAACAGCTGATAGTTTCCCTCGCTCAGTCCTGTACCTGTGGACATCTCCCATGCGATCTGATCTGCTTCTTCGATGGAATCTGCTTCGATGTACTTAATGCACGGTTCATCCATAACACAGCAGTCGAGCACGCAAATGAATCTGTATTTCTTCATTTCCTTTTTCATAATTGCCTCCTTGCTTTTCTTTCGGTTACTCTGCTATCAGTTCTTCTGGTTCCTGTCCCATGATCTTTGCCAGTCTGATGATCGTTCCGGCATCGATCTTTTCCGGGTTCTTTACCTTGTGCCATGTCTTGAGAGTTCCTGGTTTTATCTCTGCCTCTCTCTCAAGTTCCCTCATGGAAATCCCGTTTTCTTTGCAGAACTCCATGATCTTGTCCTTGATCACTTTTTCACCCCCTACATTCTGTTGTTGCGTGGGGAGTGCAATCACCTTTATAATGGTTTTGTCACTAGATCCATTGCGCTTGGGGATTGCGCTCCCTTCACTATGCTCAATAATAAGGGAGTGTACTCTCCATGTCAAGCATCATTTATGTTTTTTCTATGAATTTTGTGGGGGCAGCTATGACACCGAGAGAAAGACTGCAAGAACTCCTAGATCGTGAAGGGATCACAATCTCAGCACTGGAGAAAAAACTGGGATTTGGTCACAAGACTCTAAGCAACTGGGAAAAATCTGATCCAAAGGCAACGACAATTAAAAAGGTTGCCGATTATTTCTGCGTTACCCCTGAGTACCTGATGGGGTGGGACGATACTGAACAGGAAAGGAATGAACTGCTGGAACACTTGGCAAGAAACTCGGAACTCAAGGCATTCATGATGACCGCATCGAAATGTACACCAGAAGAATTGAAAGCATTGGAAGGAATGATCAGAACGTGGAAGAAATCGTCAGACTAGTTGACCTTCCCTTCGGAGTCGTTGCGCTGACTCTGTTGGACGATGATGGAATTTTCAACATTTACCTGAACGCAAGAATGAGCATCTACATGAGAAGAAAAGGGTACAAACATGAAAAGGAACACATCCGCAGGAATGACTGGGGATCTCCGTTGACCGTGGCAGAGATCGAGGATCAGGTCAGATCCGCGGTGTGAGAAAGGGGATCAGAATGGCAAAAGAGGAAAAGATCACGAAAACTCTCTCAAAATACGGGTTGGAGGATCTGGTTGATGATCGAGACAGATCTGCGGTGTACCAGATCGCGAGAAACCTGTACGGCACCGGGTTGATGGATGCCGGAACACGAATGCAGCTGTTCGCCAAACCGACAGACAAAATGCAAGTGATCTACCAGCGAGCATTGATCGAACAGAACTGGATCATCATCCGTCAGCTGGACAGGATTGCGTCCCTTCTGGAGAGATGAAACCGTACAAACTGCCGTCAGGAAACTGGAGAGTTCAGGTGATGCGTGACCGTGTTACGCATTCCTTTGTCGCGCATAAACAAGAGGATGCGATCAAGATGGCATCTGCTTTTATTGCCGGAGAGGACTACCATAACCGCGAAGGGATCACGGTCGAGGAGGCATTATGGCAGTATGTCGAGTCAAAAAGAAACGTACTTTCCCCCACAACCATCCGGCAATACGAGAGGTATATAGAAAACGGGTTTTCAAGCCTTAAAACCATCCCTGTGAGACGTTTAACCTCTCTGGATGTCCAACAGTCCATTAATGCGGAAACGGGCAGAAAACGCGAACGAGGGGATTCTACGGTGTCCGCAAAATATGTGAAAAACGAGTTCAGTTTTCTCGCAGCTGCGGTGAAACTTGCCCGTCCTGAGTTCGCGCTGCGTGTCACCTATCCCAAACAGGTTAAAACATTCCGGGATCTGCCTGATCCGTCCGAGGTGGTGAAAGCAGTGAAGGGAACCGACATCGAACTACCTGCCCTTTTAGCAATGTGGATGTCCCTGACGGCATCCGAGATCCGTGGGATCAAGGTATCGAGCATCAAAAACGGATTCCTGGTCATAGACGAGACGGTCGTGCAGATCGATGGAAAAGCAGTCCATAAGAAAGCTGGAAAAGCATACGACAGGAACCGCAGACTCAAGATCCCTGCATATCTGATGGATCTGATCAAGGAAACGGACGCATGGAAAGCAGGAGAGGGATACATTGAACCCAGATCCGGCAAGGCACTCTCCTCCCGTTTCACCCGGGTGATGAAAAAAGCAGGATACGAAATGCGGTTCCACGATCTCCGGCATGAGTTCGCATCGATTGGATCAAAACTCCTCATATCACAAAAAACACTCCAAGAAATCGGTGGATGGTCGAACCCTCAGACCCTCACGAACGTATACCAGCATTCGTTCGAGGCAGACCGTCAGAAATCCGAGAAAGCAATCGACAAATATTTCAACTCTCTCCTCGTGTGAAATTTCGTGTGAAATCCGTGTGAAACACATAGGAAATATGTTGCCTTTTTGGGCAATATTTTGCCGATTTTGGGGCAAAATGACCCATAAAATACCCCCAAAACATAAGAAAAACCCCGGATTTACCGGGGTTGGAGCAGGTAACGGGACTCGAACATCTGACCGATGCAGCAATATCAGTGCTTTGCGGTGTGTCCGTGTGAAAACCGTGTGAAAGAGTTCAGATTTTGCCCTCTTTGATGTACCTGATGTCCTGTGCCATCAACTCGATTTTGCTGGACAGATTTGCGAACATTTTCGCGTACTGGTTGTGTTCCTCAACACGTTCAGAGAGGTTCTTGATGTCATCATCGAGTTTCTTGTCGCGTTGTCCTCGGTCATACGCATCCTTCGCGGACTGGTTCCTGACTATGAGCCATTGACCTATGACGGCACACAGTCCTGTTATGAGTGCAACGATCACCGCATCAGACACAGCACCCACCTCCTCAGAAATTTACAGGATCAGTAGGATTGTTGAGCAATCCGAATATGACCATCGCATCCAAAATTCCGCTGATCGCTCCCTTGATGGCATCACCCTGATCAGGCAGAAGAACGTCGCATTGCACGAGTATTGAAAGAATCAGCGAAACAATCGATGACCAAACAACAACACTCTTGAATCTATTTTGTGTTCTTTCCATTTTATCCTCCTAATAGGTTTTTCCGTGTAAATAATGTTCCCATGCACCCAGCGTCTTGTACGACCGGGAGACAAAATCAAAATCTCGCCGTTTATTGGCGAGATCTCTGCCCACGTTGATCAGCTGGCATCCGTATGCTCCACCCTCCCACGATACTGTGTAGGATCCTCCGACATACATCCCAATGTGACCACTTTTGTGTACCAGATCACCCGGAACAAGTTCCGATGCGGTAACGTGCGACCATGTGGAGGTTTGTTTATAGATTCCGTCAGCTGACGCATCCCAGCCAGATTTGACGATCTCTGCGTTCCTGAGCAGTCCAACAACTCCCCCGGAGCAGTCCGCACCGGAGTTCGTATAACCGGATGCCTCGGACGCTGCGAGCATCATTTCTTTCCGTCCGTTGTTGAAATACGGCTGGTAGTCCGATCGTTTGAAGTATGCCTCCAGCCGTGCCTTCGTCATGATGTGCAGCTGCCCGACTCCGTCATACAGATTTGCCCCTCGGATATAGAACGAGTACGGAAAATCAGCCGGGATCTCGGGATCCCAAGCGAACATCAGCGCATTGAGTACCATTGCCTTGCGTCTGGGTGAAATCCCATCCAGCGCACGTTCCAGAACCGCACGAGCCGTGTGTCCGATGTTGGCAGGGATCTCTGGATCCGGGAGAGGTTCAGCTGCAACGATGGCATCCCAGAGAATCTGGTTGATCTCTCCCTGAGGAACATACCTAGACCGGAAATTCTCGACCGCAACATCGGTATCGTTTCCCCACCGATCTGACTTGATCTCTTTGACCGATGGAGGATAGTATCCCTTATCAAACAACTGTCGTTTGATGTACAGTACATCGTCCCCGGAATCTCCGTGATGTAAGATCCTCATTGCTCGTCACCTATGGTTTCTAATACCTTGATGCTCATACGCTCAGATATTCTGCGCCTGAAAGCACAACTCCGAAACAAAATGCGCTTCCGCTTGCTGAATTTGTCACCTTGATCTTCCCTGCTGTTGCTGTGTTGATCGTTATGCTTGATGGAGCAGATCCCAAGGGATAAATATAAGCGCTTGTTGCAGATGCTGTTACCAGATATGCCCCTGTCCTTGTGTCTGCCGTGCCACACAGCGTCAGGATGAATCTTGTTGATCCGCTGACATTAATCGTTATCGTTGAATTGTTCACCGTGCCAAAATTCATGACAATGGCGGCTTCTGTCGCATCAACCAACCTTTTTATGCTAGATACAGTTGATGTTGACGGATTATAATTGAATACATAGTAGTTTCCGTTGCTTGCGAGTGTTCCCCTAGCCTCTGTCGAAGAATATTTAACCACGTGCCCTGTCGATTGATAAACCCCTATCCCGAATATGGAACTCGTAGGAGCTGCACCCAAACCGAACAGAGCAGGGTAATTTAAAGGAAATGAGTTGATGAAGTTATCGAAATTTGTTGCGGAAGATGCATAATACGAACCGCTATACCTCCAACCTCCCCAACTTCCCGTGTATGAGTTGATTATAGGAGGCAAATCCGTCCCGTCGGGAATAATTGAAACGCTTATAACCGTACTGCCTCTTTTCATGATACTGGCCGTTGAGTAAATGTAGCTAGTGTTAGGCAAGTCAACGGCTCCTATGTTTCGCACAGAAACAACAGATGCGCCCAATGGGGCAACATTGAGTGCATAGTCAAGGATCCCGTTAGCATATGATGGGGAATTTATCGTGCTTGATATATCTCCGACAGGAATTTTCCGTGTCCCATTTGACGTATTATCAACAGCAATATAGTCAGTTGATGCTTGTGTCCCGGTTGGTAGTTGTGTGATCCTCAATCAAATCACCTCTTATTCTTCAGTAACAGTATTCGTCCTTCTGTCGTAAATCTTACGCTCAAAGATCCGTCCCGAATCGCCCACGCTCAGAAGCCGTATCTCATGATACGGAATGGTACTCATCTCAGCCGACGCAAGCGTGGTATAATACGCGCTTCTGGCTTCGTGTTCATCAGTATAAAATCTCGGCGGAAGAGCCACCGGGGAACCTTCTGCTTCCAAAATCTGAATCTCGTCAACTTCGTAAAACATTTTTTACCCTCCATTATTTTCTTATGTCAGGATCATCAGGTGGAACCGTCCACCCTTTACTGCCTCGTTTCTTGCCTTTGGTTTCTCCATCAATTTCCTCGATGTAACTCTCCTCCAGCCGTTTGCCGTTGTGATCGAACTGGTGCGCCTTGATCTCCCAGCCGAACCTCAGACCGGGATCTCCACCAACAACAAAATGATCCGTGAGTCTTTCCTCAACCCACAGATCACCTCGTCCGTATTTTGTCAGGAATACTTGGTATCCGTCCAGATCCACCGTCTCCGCAAAGATCGGGTCAATCGGCACCTCGCACGTTCCGTCCTTGCCGATCTCGTTCTCTCCCATGTCGGTGAAGAACGGCTCCGCACCTTCTGTCGCATACAGAACCCTGTTGCCGTAGGACTTGGTTTTGACTCGTCTGTTTTTGCTCCCGTCAACCAGCAGATCCCCGGCAGTGTAAATGCCGTTGTCCGTGGTCAGCATGATGTTATATGCTGATCCACTATGAAACCATAGACCGTTCATCGAGAAAACAGCATAATAATTGTGCTGATGATCTCCACCAGAATACAGACGCAGATAACCGTACTGATCAGTGCTGTCAACGTACATATACGCACCGTATTCTTCGTTTGATACACTTCTCAATATAATGGCACCATTCCCGGCACCACTATTAAGCCTGCCGATTACAACAGCATAATTATTGTTATTCTGAAAATATCCGGCATTCGGTCCAAGCCAGAACCCGTTGTCCTGAATCATTACACCCGGAGTCCTGTCGAATTGTCTCAAGTATAGTGTCGCTTGGTTGTTGCTTCTTAATGCCTCAATATCTATACGGTCAACTCCGTTAGAATCATAAAGACATATTTTCCCCCCAATGATCGAACCATTTTCATATGCGTGTTCGATTGTAACTGTTTTACCACCGTTGGCATACAGTTCCAACGACCCAGAATCCAATTCTAGGTAGTTATTCGCATCAATAGCTGCCTTAAATATGCCGGAGAGGTTGACGTTGGTGGCAGTGAGGTTGATGACCGTCAGGTTCGTTCCGTTAAGTGTGCCTGTCGTGATGAAATCCGCAACGAAATTCCCGTCCAGCGTCCATGCTGTTGAATACGGGCCATTCACACCATTGTGCGAGAATCCGATGCCGTTCACGTTGATCCTGAGCACGTTAACCGCGGTTGACACATCCTCCGTGTCCATGACCAGGATCTCAGTCGGTTTGTCGTTGGCATCCATCACCATGACAACGTGACCGCCGAGAGCACCCGTGATCAGATCTGTCGCGTGCTGGATAGCAGCATCGATGTCTGTCTGATCCTCAACGATCTGGGAGAGTGCTTCATCACTTGCCTGTTGTGAGATCAGTCCGGCATATGTTGCCCTTGCCTCTCCGATCTCGATCTCGTCATATCTTTCGAGGAGAACATTCCAGACAACCCGGATGACTTCTGCTTTGGCATCAACACCCAACTCGGGATAGATGATGGAGACGGTGTCGCACAGTTTCACCCTTTGCAGGAGTGCGTAGTTCTTGTATTCCTCCGTCTGCCACAACGCGACAAAATCGACCGTGATGTTCTGCTTCGGGATCCAAGGTTTGTATGTGTCTAGATAACTGACCGCAGCTGTGTCCAGCTGTGTCTTTGTTGGTTGTGTCTGGAATTGATCGGTCAGGTTGAGTGGAGCAACCTTGATCTTTATGTATGGGAACTCAATCGGTTCGTCACCCTCGGTGCGGATAATCGTTCCGTACTGGTTCGTCCAGAACGTGGTTCTGAATGCCGGAGTTGATCCGATACTCAGATCACCGATCACCGTGGCGAGAGTGGTTGGATCCTGCCAGAACGGGATAACTGCATTGTATGTCCCGTCATCCTCGACAATGTTCTCGATGTCGATCAGGTTTTTTCCGTACCGTATTGTAACATCGTTGTCGTTTCCCCTGTGAAGATGGAGTTTGCAAGTATATTTGTCGTATTCCCATTCTCCTGTGCCGTACACATCAAGAATAGATCCGGCAGATCCTTTGAGTTTTTCCCATACGGATGACGGTACATCAATGGCAAACGTTCCGTTTGTCGATTTATCCGTCCAGAACGTGAACGGGTTAGATGTCAGTGCATTGGATGAGAATCCTGCCAGTGCTGACGCGACATTATTCGCGGAAAACGGTGCAACGATGACATTCTGAAGTTCATACGCGATATGTCGCGCATTAAACGTGACGATACCGTTGATCTGTGCGGATCTGCGGTAGATTCGGAACGGCTGGATGTCTCCAACTTCATCATGAGAGACACCGATGATCATTCCCTCTTGGATCTCGTCATATTTCGCACCCGTGATCGGGTAGGAAAACTCTGCCTCGTATATCCCGTTTCTTTCTTCGGTTACGGTGGCAGAAATAACATCTGAAAGGAACCCCAATCCGTTCGTGGTGAATTCCGTTTCCTCTGCCGAGTAAAGAATAGGTATCATACTCTCCACCACCTCGGAACGATCTCAACCTTGGTGACTGTTGCAGGGAATGTGATATTGTTCGTGCCCGGAAGAAGAACCGGAAAATGCCCGTTTCCGAACCCCACGACGCTGTTGGCATTGTTCGTCCCATAGTAACAGTCACCCAGTTCCGAGTCGATTGTCACAGATGGATAGGCATTCGATACAGAGATTTTCTGTGAACCGACATAGACATCACCATACCCTGTGATAGTGATCTCCGGGAGTGAACTGAACGATGTGGGATTGCTGATCGATGTGCCAGATGTGGTGATCGTTGTTTTCGCCTCTCCAGATGTCAACCACCTCTGCGGTTTACAGATGAATGTGATGTCAAACTCGGCTGCATCAAGTCTCCGTGTTGGTTCCACGTTCAGAATCCCGGTAAAAATTGCTTTCCTGTATTCATCCGTGTTGTAGGTGTCCGTCAGTCTTGCGTAGGTTGATACACTCAGCAGACCAGACCTGAGTTGTTTTATTTTGTTCTGGAAATCTGAAAAGATGAATGCCGGGTATGTGAGTTCAACATTTTCAAACCTGTCCTCACCCCCGATGATTGCTCCGTTCCTCCCGGGAACGGTGATGAAATCAACTGCCCTCTCAGGGGAGTTGAACACACCGGATCCCGAAATATAAACCCCGTATGTCGTGCTCGCAATACTGTTGAATGTGAAATAATTACGCATAAGCTGAAATCCTCTGCTTTTGCAGCTGCGCGAGTCTGTACTGGATTTTGTCCGCGAGCTGGTTCACATTCATGCCCTCTGTGGCATAAACGTTGATCGTTATATCACCCTGGGATGCTGTCGCAATATCTCTAAGCAACTGATCTCTCCCATACACCAGTTCACCGGATCCTCCACCGTCACCGAATCCTCTGTTCCCTATGACAGTTGGAGAAGTGAACAGGTACGGGTTCTCATATGCTTTCTTGTACCAACTGACATTGATCTTGGGCAGGGTAACACCCAGCACCGTTATCCCTGATGATATGGAGAAATGAGGGAGTTTGATCTTCGGAAACTCGAACCTTGCGTGCCCGAATATTCCTGCGATCTTGTTTACTATCGTCTCAACAATGTTCAGCGCAGTGTTCAGCCTGTTGCGGATCCCGTCTGTAATGGAATTGAACTGGAACAGGAATATATTTGCAATTCCGCTGACGATCATGCTCACAGTGTTCCTGATATTGTTCAGAACATTGGTGATCGTGTCCTTTATGCCGTTAAATATCTTTTTAATCTTGTCCCAGAGTTTCTGTGCTGAATCCTTGATCTTGTCCCAGTTCTTGATGATCAGGATCGTTCCTGCGACAACAGCTGCGACAACAGCTGCGATGATCAGCATGGTCGGAGACAGGACGGCCAGGAACAGTCCGATCCCTGTCGTGATCTTCCCGATTATGGAGATCAGAGGCGCGACCGCAGCGACAATCGCAACAATCTTGAGGATCATCTCTGCCTGTTGTGGAGAAAGTTGTGCGATCTTCTGCGAGATGGTTTCAATGATCGGGGTTATCTTCTCAAGAACTGGCAGGAGTGCCTGTGCCAGTGTTGCACCGAGTTGTGCCAGTGCAGCTGCACCCTGTGCTTTTGCGACATCAATCGCATCATTGATCGAGTTGAGATTGTCCAGCGTGTCCTGCGACAGGATCAGACCGAGATCCTCAGCCTGTTTGCCGTATTCCTTGAGCGCTGCACCACCGTCATCAATGATCCCTGCCAGCTGATCAGCAGACTTCCCGAACAGGGTCATTGCGACCTGATCCCGTTCCGTCTCGTTGTCGATCTGTGCCAGCGCAGCTACCACATCATAAAAGACATCGGTCGCATCCCGGAGGGATCCGTCTGCGTTCTTTGTCTCGATGCCCAGATCCTTCAGAGCGGCATTGTCCTCGGTGATCTTCGGCTTGAGTTTCTTCAGAGCACCGGAGATGTCCTCGAACGTGACATCGACCATGTCAGCAGCATACTGCATCTTCTGGATCTCAGCAGTGGTAAACCCTGTCTGCTGTGCCAGCATATTGAGGTCATCCGATGCAGTAACGGATTTATATGCAAGACCGACCAGTCCGGCACCGATCCCGGCAGCTGCGGTGGACAGGGGTTGCAGTTTTTGCCCGACATTGGAGATTTTCCCCCCGAGTTCCTGCATATCCCTGCCGACAGCTTTGAGTTTCTGCTGGGCAATAGATCCGAAATTCTTGTATTCCTTCTCGAGCCGTTCGAGTTCACCCTTGCAGTCAACGATCTCGCGCTCAATCGCGTCCCATTCTGCTGATCCTCTGGTGAACTGGGACTGTGCATCCTTCAACTGCT